TATTATGACTATTTACTCAATCTTATTCCAAATAACCAACAAATATTGGAAATCGGTAGCGGAGGAGGTATGTTTTATGTTACACACAAAGATGTTCTCGTAAAGAAAAATAATCAATATACGTGCATCGATATTAATCAACAGAGCATTGATTATTCCAACACGCAATGCGATTATGTCGATTTTCAAGTGAAAAATGTGTGCGATTATTCGACCGAAGAAATGTCCAAATACGATATTTTGCTTTTGGTGCAATCCTATATACAAATCCCCAATATTGAAACCGTATTTGAAACTTATTTCACAGCAAATCCACATGGCTGCATTATGATGGTTAATACCGTCTTCCCGCGAAGTTTGAGTACTATAGTAAGTTTTTGCAAAACGCGAATACTTCCAGCTATTTTGAATAACGATTGTGTTTCAGGAAAAGCACTTACATTGCGTGAAATTGATGATTTGAAAAAACGTTTAGGTAGAACTGTAACCAATATTTTTATATGTAAATCCCTTTCCGGATTTTCAGAATATTTAACTATTATACGATGATTTTTCAGAATACAACCACAAAATTGAACTGTTTTTTCAATATGCATTATTAACAACGAATAAAACAATTAATTCAATAATGAGCGAAGAAGAAGAAGACGTATGTTGTATTTGTCTAGGTACAAATACAACATCGAACGAAAAAATACAAATATGGAAATGTGTTCATAGATTTCACGCACATTGTGTAGAGCATTGGGATGGATGTTGTCCTTTGTGTCGGACAGCGGATGAAGTCGATCTACCCCCCGTGACTTGGAGCCTTAGTCGAAATCCGCGATGTATATTGGATATACCACGAATGCGATTGTGCGGGACGACTTTGAATGGTGATAATGAACGCATATATCAAGAAAAATGGAAGGACCAAGATTGTCTTTCGCAAAATCATGAACTGTTCTTTGTTCATACTTATGGTGTGTTGGGTATTTGTGAAACATGTACAACAATACAATCATACAATTTGATGCATTCTGTGTTAAAATACCCCTAATACACCGACACTTCGACAATGGGGACATTTTGTAAATGTTTGATTTTCAAGCAATTTATTTGTACATGTATCATGCATGGCTATATTACATCGCCCACACAAAACATATTGATTTTGATTTATTGTTTCCCAACAGATCAAACATGTAAGTTGGTCTGGTTCGGTAACCACGGAATGTTGATTTCCCATATTACTGTTTTACGTTGTGTTGTTTTGTAATATTGAATATATGGGAGTCATATATTCAATTTTATAACATTTACATACTAAGCAACTCTCTTATTACAGTAAAGACAAATAATCTTCCAGACTTTTCTGGTTTTTGTTTTTTCTCTTATCGACTGGACCCGTAACCAATGGACATTTTGAATATATATAGTCGAAACTGCCGTTTTCCACCGAATATGTTTGATTGGTCAGTTTCGATGAACATTTTACGGAGGCAATTTGATCTACACAATTGGATTGGGCTGCATTTTCGCCAAATAGCCACCAATCGTTGTATGTCCTCTTCTGCATTTCATCGTGAGAAATACCGATTTTGTCCGCCTGCATACCATTCAAATAATCACCAATTTGTTTAATGAAATCCACATAACTTTCAACTTTGGCTTTTTCGTCACCAACTCCATAACTTATTTGATGTTGCATTAAAGTGCCTAAAGGGGTAATGTAACGGGTTCTACATGATTGTAAAATGACGAAACCCATACTAATTGCTTTGTGTGCTATGCAATCAATCTCGTATTTTTGGATTTCGCCGACAATTTTGTTTCCCGCATCCACTGAACCACCATTGGTATCTAAAAATACGTAGAGATTATTTTTGTTGGATTTTTGATTGAGTTCATACACAAATTGTGTAGCGAGTTTTTCAGTGATTTCACCACGAAGGAGAAGGACATTTTGTGTGTTAAGATGAATTGATTTCGCAATTGTGGAATTGGTAAATCCGGTTGCGAGAGCAACAAGAGGAGCGAGTAAAAGTAACGAAAAATACATGATTATGTTAGAAAGAGAATGGAATTACAATAACTGAACACACATCATTATTTTAGAGAGAAACAAAATCACCTTGTTGGAAATGATGTTTTACAAAAACTCCAAGACCGACCAAAACGTCGATTGAAAGAGGTAAATAAGCGGTGCGTTTTTGTTGGAATAAATAGACTGCTCCTGCTAAATATAATACTCCATGAAGCAAACGATATTCCGACCACCAGGTTTGACCCCCTGCCTCGAATGCATTTAGGCGTAAATTTCCGAAATACAAATACAGAAAACTCATAGACATAATGAATATAAGTGCGCCATAATAGGGGAGCCACGATTTATCTAAATAGAGCGGAAGTATGGAAATCACTATACGTAGAGGAATACATCCCAATAAAAATGCACTCATTCGTTGTGGTTTGTTCATAGTCTATATAATAGTGTTATAAAAGTATGTTTTTGATTCTTATATACCGATGAAGAATTGAATATTCAAGGGTGTAATATGGGTAAATCGTCCCGCACAAAGGTACATTTACCATCATTCGTCCATTTTACTACCATGGCGAATACTTCTACACCTGCTTCCATTGCGGCATATAGTGCGGTTCTATAAATAGGATCAATAATGGAGGGTTGGAAAGAAGCGACGTCGCTGCGTTGGATTACAAAACCCAACAAACATCGCGTTTTCGAGATTTGCGTGATTTTCGTTAATTCTTGAATGTGCTTTAATGCACGAGGACTCACTGTATCTGTTCTTTTTTTCCTATATCCATCGGGGAAATACGCCACCTTGGACCGAAAATCACGGTCTTTATAGCATTTTCCTTTCCGGTCTTTTTCATGAAGATCTTCATAATCGGCTAAAGGCACATTTTTGATTTCTAATAAGAAGGGGCGGCCATTTTCATCGATTCCACTGAAATCGAAACGTGAATGTAAGTCATATTGTTCCACCACAATTGATGTTTCACGTTTATAAGAACGAACGTTTTGTAATTTGGAGAGCAAGTTTTGTTGTAATGCGCACTCGGCTAATGATTCCGCAATCTTGGGATTAATTCCGACAAATTCGTATTCATTTGGATGATCTTTATCGGATTGTTTGGATAAATAGAATGTATAATCGCATTTAGACGTTTTGGATGGCGACGGCGTCATGTATATTATGGCGTCTTTATCAGCTAATCCACCACAACCCAATGCTGGTGTATGTCCCAGAAAGGACACTCCTTCAATGGAAATGTCCGCAACATAAGGTGTTTTGATAAATTGGGATGGACGTTTTACAACGGTTCCTTCTGTAATATTTTGTAATTGATGTAACATATTGGTAATTTTGAGGTTATTATATGTGTATTTAGACAACAAAAATCAATTTTATCGCGTAATATATATATATTACCATATGGAACCCATTCAATCAGTAACAAATTATGATAAAATATATGTTTTACCTTGTCTCCAAGAACTCAAAACTGTAGGGACATTTTTGGGTGGAGAGAAGGAACAACAAGCTGGATTTTGGAATGGAACCAATACAATTGCACTTAATAAATATGCTCCACGATTTGCGGCAGTAGGTACTAGTAATATGTTTGATGCAATGTGGAATGGAACCAATACAGATTTATCAAAACGAAATTATATAACCAAAGATGGATTAGTAGATATTCCCAATATGAATGAATTTGGATTTCAATCCGAATGCAAAAATATGCAAGTTCAGAACAAATGGACAATGTATGCTCAATTTTTACAATCTAAATTCGCGAATTCTGATAAACAAAATACAGCTTTGTTCGTCAGTCACCATAATCGAATGAAATCCTCGGATCAACTTCAAGGTATTATCCCACTAAACAAGGCGGCATCAATGAGTTGTAATGCTTATGCGAATAATTTTTGTTTGATGATTGAGGTAAATAGTATAGATGATATTCAAATGCAGGTTGTGTTCTCAGGATTTCCAGATAAAGGTGATTTAGCGCCTGAATGCATTTCTAATAACGAAAACACCAGCGGACAAATCGGAGGTGGTTCAGAAAAACAATATTGTTGTGAGGCTACACTTGAACAAATCAATCAAAATGTGATTAAAGAGGGTATTGTATCTGGACTTGATACAGATAATTTTAAACCATTTACCGTTTTTGTAATTAGACATGGTAATTCACTTCATAACCAACCATTAAATCAACACGTGTTAGATTCGTCATTAACGCCACTCGGGATTTATCAAGCGTCAAAATTAGGAGAATCATTAAAATCAATATATGATGCTAAATTTGTGGGTAATGTATTACTATGTAGTTCCTTTTTACAAAGAACACAATTAACTGGATTATGTATCTTACAAAAAATATTAGGTGTGGATAAACAGGGTTGGTTAATTGGACAAGATACTGCAAAAATGCTATATAAAGGATATCAATCTTTACTGAAAATTGCGATTACGAGATATAACAAATATGGGAATCAAAAAAAGGGTTTGTGTGTATTTAAAGGTTTTTACCCGATAAAGGGTGATTCTAATTATGATGATTTTATTACGTTCTGTGGAACATTACCTGACGTGAATCTTTTAAATGAATGTACTCTTCCGGTGAAAAAAGGATGGTTTTCTGGCGGAAAAAATAGACAAATGTACAATAAAACGCGCAAAGCAAGATTAAACGGAATTCGTATCAAGGGGAAGAGTATCAAGGGGAAGAGTATCAAGGGGAAGAGTACTAGACGAAGCAATGGGAGAAAACGACATACGAGGAAACGCAGTCATGCGTAAATCAAATTTATAGCGAATTTTAACAAAGCAACGGAGACAAACATATGTATCGACCAAAGAACTGTGCAAACCCAGTGGCGTCATACCAAACAAGTGTTCATACAATTCCACTAATTTAGGACTTTTGTAATAAACCCCGTTTTTACCCGTTCTTTCGATCTTGCACATATTACGTCCCACGCGCATTGTGCAAAATGTGGATTTTTGTTGTTGTTTCATGACTTCTTCGTTGAATACTTGCGAGTAATCTGGTTGTACCATGCCGTTAGCGATACATCGTTCCATTTCGATTCGCACCATTTGTCGATCAAAATTGATGTTATGAGCGACAAATATATCACATTGCATGTATTCTTGATAGAATTCATGCATAGCTTTTTGAATGGGAACGCCCTTGTCGCACATTTCGCGAGTAATCCCGGTCAGTTCTGTAATAAGATGGGCTATTTCCACTGTTTCTGCGACGTTGATATACAAATCAACAGATTTGACCACGCGCCAATATTGCGTGTCGAAAATGACGAAAGTTATTTGCAAAATATGGGGGAGGTCGGCCAATGCGACGCCATCGCGTTTATTGGGTAAAAGACCGGTAGTTTCGACATCGAATATCATAATTCGCTGTCGTTTGTTTTCGACCAATTGGCTATCAGCCACTTGGATGGATGATTTGAGTGTAGGATTCATTATTGATGAAATAAAGTTGCCGTTTGTTCGGGAAACAATAAGCATATCAATTTTGTCGAGAAAAAGTGAGAATCACCTTTTCTTTTTTTCTTTTTCTTTTTCTTTTTCTTTTTCTTTTTTCTTTTGTTTGTGTATTCAATATATTTTTATAAAATTAAGGAATATGTATCGCTAGCGGCATTTGTAAGGTAAGGGATATATTCCTC